TTCCTTATCCAAAGCCAACCGAATATCTAAAACCAAAGCCTTACTTGCCCCTAACTTAATCCTTTCAAGCGCCTTGTCAACGGTTATGAAATGTGGCTCCTTGCTAAAAATGTTTTTAAAAATAGTAGCTATCATCGTATTAATTTAAAGTTTTTCCTAATTCTTGTTGGCGTTTCTTGTACGCCTCAAAGTCATCGTTTTTATAAATTTGTTGTTTTGGTATTTCTCCCGAACCTATAAGTTCATCGTTCCAAGATTTGTTGTTTAAAAATGTTTGTGGATCTTTTCTAAATTTTTTATCAGGCTGGCAAATCTTGTAATTTGGAATAAATCTCATAATTTCTGTTCTTTCAGAGTCAGACAACTTATTCCATTTTTCAGTTAGCTTTCCTTTTTCACCTGTTTTCTTGTCATACAAATCCCAAAAAGAATCAAACGAAATGTTTATTTCCTTTATTTCCTTTCCTTTTATTTCCTTTCCTTTCCTTTCCTTTTTAGCATTGCTATCGGATAGCGTTTGCATTGCGTTCGCATTAGTCCATCTATAACTAGCTGATTTTCTTGCACTTTCGCTTTTTATATTTCTCTGATCAAGTCTTTCTTGTACCGAATTACTACCAAAAAAATCACCATCAAAAACGAATAAATCAAAGTCATTTACTACGGATGCAACAACATCGCTATCCGTCCTTAAATCATACGCAATGCCATCGTAATCCGTTCGCAATGCGTTCGCATTATTATATAAATCCTCCACTATTGACCAAAATATACCATAGCCTATCATGCCATGCTTTCTTATTAGTCTTTTTATCTTCTCATCATTGCGCGCATTGTAGTCGTGTGAGAAGTAGAATGTATCTTTTGGCATTTTTTTTATCTTAATCGTTTATAAAATCGGTTTTCAACGCCTCGTTTATACGAGTTATTTCTGCGTCAGTAAATAATAATTTACCTTGCATCTTTCGTGATAATTCCGATTCTGGTATCTTTGCATTTAATGACAGCCACCTTTGTGTACGGCCATCTAAAGCTTCTTTTATTCTTTCATGAAGCCTTATTTCAGTTTTGATTTCCATAAATTTGTTTTGATTATTGGATGACAAAAATAGTGTTATTTTTTAAATACCCAAATTTTTTTAACTTTTTTTTAAATTTATTTTGTGGTTTAATTAAATTAATTATCTTTGCCCTACCAAAACAAATAACCTATGTTAAAGTCAGAATTAATTAAAGAAAACGAAAGACTAAAAATGGAATTAAGTATGGTATGTAATAGCCCTAATTCTTTTGAATCATTAATTATAATTAAAAGAGAACAACACAAAGATAGATTAGAAAGAGCAATTTGGTTTGGGGATTTTACCAAATCAGAACAAAAAGAAGATATTATAAAAGCAGATGAAGATGATGGATTTTATAAAATGTCTGAAGAAGAAATAAGAGATTGGCATATGATTCAAAGTTTAAAAGAAAAATATGGAGAATAGAGAGCTTATATACGAAATGGCTAAAAGGTTAGATATGATTATAGAGGTTACAAAAGAAGGAAAATATATAGGTAAATACAGATTTATAAATGACAAACTACATAAACTAAAAGAAGATGAGAAATTCAACAATAATAGTGAAAAAGAAAAGGTGCGTTAGTTGCGGGAATATTGATTATCATTTTTCTAAAAAGATGTGTAAGCAATGTGCTACGGTAGTTTCTACGCAAAAGAGAATGGAAGAATTTGAAGATGATTCAGAAAGTTTTCAGAATTTAGTTTCAGATCTTGACCATGTATTTAGTCAGTATTTAAGAAATAAATACGCAGACAAAACAGGTATGGTAGAATGTTATACTTGTGGTGGTAAACATAAAATTTCTGAAATACAATGTGGTCATTTTATGGGTAGGGTAAATTTGGGAACAAGGTGGATGGAAGCTAATTGCAGACCACAATGTATGGAATGTAATTATTTTAAAACAGGCGATATTGAAGAATTTGAAAATAAACTTAACGAAGAGAATGGAGCATTAGTTGAATACCTTAGAGAAACAGCTAGGCAGACAGTAAGACCAACAAGAGATGAGCTTAAATCTTTGATCCTAGAATACAGGGCAAAGCTTAACTTAGTAAAAAAGAAATTTATTTAATTTTACAGAAGTAATTGTAGATTGGTGGTTTTAAGCAAATATACCCTCCTGTATTTCTATACTGGGAGGGTTTTTTATCAATCAAATAAAGTTGATTTATCAATCAAAAAGGTAGTAATACTACTTTTAATTAAATTAATTTTGGTTAGTATATTTAATTAAATTAATTTTACAAAAAATATATAAAATGGCAAGAAAAATAGATCCAAAATCAGTTTCAAGTAAGGTAGCTGATTTAACACTAGGCGAAAGTATTAGATTAGATAATCCATATACATCAGTTATGGTTATGGTTTCAAATCTTAAAAAGAAAAAAGGACACGAAAGTAAAATGTTTAAAATTAAGTTTATTGACGAACAAACAATTGTAACAAGATCAAAATAAGTATTATGCACATCCAAACCGTTAACTACACTAGAACATTTAATTTAGGCAATTACTCGTCTGAAAAAATTGGCGTTGAATTTTCTCTTAATCAAGGTGAATCTGCAAACAAAGCTCTTGATATTGCAAGAGAGTTGGTAGAAGAATACCACAAACAAAATGTAGAAAGATTAAAAAACTTGGGGTATTTTCATGATGAAGTTATTGAAGTAATCCCTACTCAATCAAAGCAAACATTAGCTGAAAAAACAAAAAATTTTATTGACTCTTGCAAAACGAAAGAGGAATTAAAAGCTTGGGAGTTAATGAGTAAAAGCAACCCAGAATTACTAGAACATTACAACAACAAACTAAACACACTTTAATGAATTGGAACGAAACACTAATCAGAGCAAGCTCTGTCGGTTATTTAATGACTGAACCTGTAACTAAAGCTGACAAAGAAGCTGGAGTGCTTTCTAAAACTGCACAAAGACATTTACTTGATGTTTATGTTGCCGAAAAATATGGCAGAAAGAAAGATATTCAAACTAAACAAATGCGTAAGGGTAATGAGGTTGAAGAAGAGGCAATTAAATTTTTATGCAATTACAAATGGTTGGATGAAAATAAATATGCAAAAAACACAGAGAGATATTTAAATGATTTTATAGCTGGGACCCCTGATATAGTTGCTATTGACGCTAATGGAGTTGATATATATGATGTGAAATCAAGTTATGATTTATGGACTTTTACAGGCAATATATTGGACAAAGTAGATAATTTATACTATTGGCAAATGCAATCTTATATGTGGTTAACTGGAGCAAAAAAAGCATATGTTGTTTTTTGTTTATTAGATACTCCATTTGGGATTATTGAACAAGAAAAAAAATCATTGCTTTATAAAATGAATGTAATTTCAGAAGAAAGTCCAGAGTATGTAAAAGAAGCATGGAAACTTGAATTTAATATGACATTTGAAGATGTACCTGCTAATGAAAGAATATTGTTTTTCCCTATTGAAAGAAGTGAAGATGATATTTTACGCATACAAGTTAAAGTAGAAAAGGCAAGAAGTTTTTTACAGACAATAGAAGATTTACATTCAAAATTTAACAAATGAGTGCAAACATCATAAGTGCTATCCAAAATCTAAAAATGGCGCAAGAGCAATTTGATGATTTTTGCAGACAATTCCCTGATACTAAAGGTGAAAAATTATTTAAAGTTTATGTAGGTAAAATTAATTGGATGTTTAATGACATTGTAACTCATCCATTTTTAACCGAAGAAGTAAGATATGGTATAAAAAAAGAAATAAATAGTGATATATTTGCTATACCTGCCATCCACGAAAAGATTGCATTGTTAACTCCAGAACAAAGAGAGATGATTGAGTCAACCTTAGATGCAATGATTGACGGGGAGGAGGTAAAAATAGTAGATATAAAAGATATAAATGATGGAGGTTAGCGTTGTATATGAAGTAGCTGAAATAGTTTGTGACGTATGTTTAAATTATCATGTAGCAGTTATAGAAACTGATATGATTAAATGGTTTGATGAAAGTGTTGAAATAAGATATTTAGAAGAAGTAGAATGTCCGCATTGTGAAAAAACAACAAAAATAAAAAGATAGATATGGCAAAGAAAAAAACAGAGATTCCAAAAGAAATTCAAGTTTATACAGAAGGATGTGATTTTTGTATGCAATTTGATTATGATGAACCTCATGTAGTAGGCGCAAGCCCTGATGGCGATGGTGGGTTAGAAATAGTATTAAAAGCATACCAAGATGCCGGTATTACTTTTGTATGTCCAAACACTGGCAAAAAGCTTAGATTATTTTCAAGACCTTTGTCAGATGCAGGTAAAAAAATATTAGAAGATCAACCCCCAGTTCAATAACAAATGCTGGTTGGTGTAATTGGCAACACTACAGATTTTGATTCTGTCATTTTAGGTTCAAGTCCTAAACCAGTAACTAAGATTTTTTATGTGCGTTAGCAAACTTACGAGCTGCTTCAACACTACCAAATCCCCAAGCTTTAAGAGCTAGTGCTTTACGAGTTGGTTCGCCATTTGGTTTTTTCATTGCACCTAACATGCCAGCGAAGCGAGCTGCAAAAGAAACTCTACGAGGATTAACACCAGATTTAACAGGAGCTTTTAAATTACCGCCTGTTTCTGCATTGTAAGATGCACGACCTTTTGCGTTTAAGCCACCTTCAGGATTTTTACCTTCTTTTCTTTGCCAAGCTCCAGACATAAATTACATTTTTTCTTGTGCTTTAATCTTTTTTTCTTGTTTTAACATAGCCGCAGTTGGTTTTTTACCACTACCCTTGTTAGCACGAATATTATCCCATAAACCACGAGGTGAATATGAGCCATCCGCGCGTTTCATCATCTTTAATTTACTTTTCATACGCTAATTTACGAATTTATTTCCAATTTTCAGCTTTCCAAATAACTAAATCTATCCCTTTTAAGCCCTCTGGAGGCGTTTTTTTATTTTCGTGAGGTATTGCTACCACTTTTGGATAATTTGCCGCTATTGAGCTTATTTCATTGGCAGAATAACCACTAAAAGTACTCTGCGGTTCTTTTTTGCCATAATTATCCATTAAATAGTTCACTACTTGCTGAACAGATGTCAAATTTTGCTCTTTTTGAATCATATCCAACTTATATAAGTCAAATCTAACTCCAATTGGTTTGCTTTTTGCCATAATTTTAATTGTAGCTACAAAATTAAATTAATTTCTCCAAATGTAGCTACAAAATATGGTTTATTTTTTCGCAATGTAGCTACAAATACTAATACATTACCCCCATAAATACCCCCCACCAAGCAAAGAGCAAGAGAGAAACCAACCACAACCAACCAACCGCAAGGGGATT